AGTAGGGTTTTATCTGTTTGAGGGAACTGATTACTCAACTTCTGGTCATACTGAAAATACTTGGGCGCAATGGGATAGTTCTAATAAAATAAAGGATATGACAAGCACATGGTACACAACAAATGATGCAACATTTGAAATTACAGGAGTTCAATTAGAAGTAGGCAGTGTGGCAACAGATTTTGAGCATAGGTCATACGCACAGGAGCTTGCTTTATGTCAGAGGTATTTTTATATGATGGTTGATGCTTCGGATGGTCAAAAACCTGTTCTTACAGCAACCTGTTACACAGATGGTAGCCTTTTTGGTCAAAGAAGTTTTCCAGTAACAATGAGAGCTAATCCATCAGTTTATCAAGTTTCTAGTACTGCCTATTACAGGGCATACGGCGATGTTACTTCAAGAACTGGTGATTCTGTATCTATTTCTGTGTCTGGAACTACTGGTTGTGAACTAGAAATGAGTGTATCTGGTACATCAGTTAGCCGACCATATTTTATAAGAACAAACGATTCTAACGCTAGAATCGGATTTAATGCGGAGCTTTAATTATGGCATACCCAACAAACCCAATTTATAAGTTTATCAAATCTTCTATAACAGGAGAAAATGTAGCAGTAGAAATTACACAAGGTGATGCTACACTTCAAATCCCATTTTCAAATGACAATACCGACTACCAAGAGTACCTTGAGTGGGAAGCAGAGGGAAACACAGCCGAAGCTGCTGATTAATTAACCTTTTCGTGCATTTGTCTAGTCATTAACCCCATAGTGACGTAGAGAGGGGATAGGGCTACAATAAGCAGTAATACAAGCACACTTGTAAAATCGCTAATATTCTTAGCATTGTTTCTTTTCTTATGGTAGCTTCCATGAGTGGTGGAACGTACTTTGCATACAAATATGTAACATCAGATCAATTCAAAACAAGAGTTATGAATGAGGTCATGGGAAATGTGCAAACATTGATGCCCAAAGTGTTAGACAACGCAATGCCTGATATATCTGGCCCTTCTATTCCTATTCCTAAAAAATGAACTGTTGGCATTGTAATACTGAACTAATCTGGGGTGCTGATGCTGATATAGAAGAGGATTTTCAACCCGTTCTATACCAAGAGTATTCAATGGTATCTAATTTTAGTTGTCCCAAATGCGACTCATATGTAGAAGTATATAAAAGAAGAGATGCGTATGACTGAAATCCGTGAGATAGTAATACCGCAGATACCACAGATAAATGTAAATACCTATATTTCTACTCCTTTACCTATTTTAAATGTACCTCTACCAAACATAGATTTACCTGGGTGCGTCAAAACTCATAGAGATGCGAGTATAAAAAATACACAAATAATTGAAGATGATGTAAATGGAGCGTTTTATAGCTGTCCAGAAGGCAAGATACCCTCTTTCGTTCCAATAAATTATGACAGGAAAAAGATTGAGATTGTAGAGCAAAAGCAGGAAAAACCTGTAGATAATGCCAATATTCCAGAACCTAAGACACCTGAGATTCCCGATATTCCAAAAGAAAAAGAAACTATAAAAATAGAACCCTGCCCAGGTAGTAAAGATCAAAGAGTAGGAGACTTTCGTAACGAAAAACGATTGGAGCGTGTCATCGGACATGAAAGAGGTGATGATGGGATTGAGTGCATCACTCTATATGAAGACGTTCCTTTTGTGGATCAATACATCCCAGAACCGAGCACTATTGTTTCTACTGCTGTTATCGGTCTTGTGGCTGCGAGTTCTCCTCTTATTCTCAATATAATCAAACCAGCCATAAAAAATGTCGTAAAGAAACTGACAAAGAAAAAAGATAAGGTAGAATAATAATCCGTAGATGAGTTTAATACCCGTGGCTTATCTACTTCAATTTGTGAGTATGTGGGATAACTTGATTAGCCTTTGGCACTAAATAAACATCTTTACAGATATTAAAAAAGGGACTATCAGTAGTAAGCATTATGCCCTCCTGTTTCAATTTTCCACATTCACGGATTCTTGCTATCTGCCAATCAAGCCTTTTGTTTTCCAATACTTGTTTTTGTATATTTATTTGTGTGTCCGCAGCAGATTTACATTGATTTTGAAATCCTCTATCTAACGGAATACTGAACGTAGCTGATATTCCAAAGTTCAGAGCATAACTATCTTTATTTGTTCCAGAGTAATTCTTTTGATTGAAAAGTACATTACCTGGGTTATCTGGCACACCATCGTCATTAGCATCTGTTGGATCGTAGAAGGGTGTTTCATAGTAGTCCCGATAAGGTTTTAAATAGTTTGCTCCAAAAGTGGTGAATGGGCTGATGGATAGGGTTGGCCCTTGGCATACAATATTCCCACCATACTGATTAGTTGTCATATTACCCGTAAGCGTTTGTACAGCCATATTCGTGACGCTTCCGTTGTTTGATTGGCTTACAGCATTAGCTAAAATTTGCGTGGGAGATAGCAGAATTATTGAGAGAACACTGAGGTACTTGTGACTACGCTTGTTGACTCTATATTTCTTTGGATCGTTGTCACGTTTGAAACCCCACCTGGGCCACGATAAGTTTCTGTAAATTGAAATGCGTTTCCAGAACTTGAGTCGGTTAGTGTGAATACTGGTTTGTTGTTTGTCGATAAATCTAGTCCTGTCCATGTCTGACTCTCTCCGTTTATAGTCCCTGTAACATCCGTTGTATTTGGAGCGACTGATCCATCGGTTGTGACTCCCAATCCAGTAACAGTGTACTCATAAGAATTACCAAAATAATCTGTAGAAGTAATAGTCTCACTGATTGAGGTTGTTGTATTCGTGGTGCTTGAAAGAGTTCCCGTTGTGAAGTTAGGGACAACAGGTTGTGATTTAACAGGTATGACATACAACAGAAGCAACAATAAGAGTTTTTTCATAAATCATCTTATAGTTAGCTCCGTTACAAACTGTCCTGTAACTGTAGATCCTGAGTCTCCTTCATGTAATCCTGTGATCCCATGACCTGATGTAATAGATCCAGCAAAACCATCTCCACTTCCAGCTACAGTTGAAATTACACTACCAAAGTTAGGAACTGTTCCAGCAGAAATAGTTGTATTTTCTCTTGGAATCGTGTCTGCTGCTGTGAATGATTCCGATAATGACCACGTTGTAGCACAATCTGAATCGCAACCATTTATGGAATAATTACCAGCACTTAGAGTTACTGCACCATTACTTACAGATAAACCCCCTAATTGATCGTTAGTATTACTCGTTCCAATATTTTGTCCTTGAGCAGAATACGATGCTCCCATGCGTGTTGCCTGTGTCATAGCAGCGTCAACTTTTACACTTACACTCGTAGTAAATTTTGAAGTTATGTCAGCATAAGCTGGTGCTGATAATAACAGTAGTAAAGGGAGAAATTTCTTCATTTTTTACTGATACCAACATTGTTGTCTTTATTAGATACTACATTAAATGGCCTCTTTTTGCCATTTGCGTTGTTTTTCACTTGGAGTCC